GGCTAGGCTTTTCTAGGCTATTAAAAAAAAGATTGAGATTTATTTTCTTTTTTTGAAACCTTTTCTGGGAAGTCGCATATAAGTTATGTCTTTAACGCCAAAGGAAGATAAGTACCATTCCAGGGCTGGAGGCAGAGACTAGGCTGAAGGCAGAGATTAGGACAGTTTTGGAGTTCCGCGGATTGAAGCAGACTTTGGTTAGTCCGGCAAATTTTCCCCAAGTTGAGCACGAAGATAATGATTAAGGAACCAAGCATCGACTAGATCATCAAACGGTTTCGGGACCTTCTTAACCTCACCAATTTCAGAGACACAGTATTTATAGAGATTACTTAAAGCTAACTCTGGTGATTCGCAAACATTATTTAAGAATGCCGTCCAAAGAGCAGCTTTATTCATATTCCCTTTACCAGCATGTTTCTTAATAGTAGTAGGTGCAACGGTCAGTAAATTTTTGACCTCGAGTTTTGAAATCATTTGTTCTTTTAATATAGCTGCACCTGCTGCCATATCAATAATATTATTAGTTCCCATCTTAGATCCATACGACGAACCCTCAAATGCTATATGATAATCTTCTGTGGTTTGTGTAATACCAGTAATTAATTTAATAAGATGATCTGCTGTAGTCTTGTATCTTATTATTTTAGCAAATTCGTTTTTAGAATAATCTCCAACTGAAGCTTTCCAGTCAGGTTGATGTATTAATGTAACGTCTGAGAATTGTTCTATATCTTCTTGTCTTCGCTGTTCGGCTTTTGTGCCTGAATTAGGTTTAAGATATGAGATAAAGTGATACCTGTTTGTAGAACTTTGCCAGATACAAATACCAGGGGAATTAAGCGAGAAGTCAACTGTAACTAAATTCAAATTAGATTCTTTTACCCATCGCAGCACCTAAAGCAGCACCAACTAAACGGGAGGTTAATAAATCGTAGAAGATACCTTTTTGAATACCTAGTACTTTACAAATAACTTTACCAACTGATTTACCTAAAGCAAATCCAGCTAAACCACCAAAGATAGAACCTAAAAGACCTTCACTTACGAATGCCTCTTCTAATTTGTCTAATTCAAATGTACCATCTTCTTTTTGGTATTGTTGTACAAATTGTTCAAGTGCAAAATCCACTTTGTCTTCTAATTCTGTAGTCCATTCTGATTGTAAACCTTCTTGTAAAAGTTTCATATCAGTCTTAGTTATCTTTTGTTCAACTAAGTAATCGTTAAATGTTTTCATAATTTATATATCTTATTAATCTAGCTCTAATCTTAAGTCTAGCTTATTGTAAAAAAACGTACATTCAAATGTATTAAAGTCTGCTACGTTCTCTGCCATATTTAAGTTTAACTCGTTTATAGAGTTCATTATTATTTTATTAAATTCCATATAGGCTACTGAACTTCCTTCAGCATCTAATATTCTTAAAGTCATTGGTTCAATATAAGGCTCTTTTGTCGATCTAGCATAATAATAAAGCAATGTGTCCATCATTATCCAGTAATTAATAAACCCATCTAATAACTGCATAGTTACGGTGAACTCTCTAGATACTGTATTTTGAATTGGCACAGCACCTCTGTGGTATCTTGTTGTACCATCGTTATCTGCTTGAGTAACTGGATCAAAAGAAACACCAGGAATATTAAGCCCTTGGATTGAATAATTAATCATATCAACTGGCTCAGCTAAAAGATTACCAGGAGTCTTATTTAAATACTTTTTATACTTCTCAGATACTTCATCTGGAATGAATTTTCTAGGAAATCTAAAATCGTATGAATTATTTCTACTATTTAATATCATTAGTTGCTTATGAATTTACCTTTAGTAACCATTGTCTCATCTTGGCCATTATCAATACTAATATAGAATGTATTGTTTTGCATTCCTCTAATAGAGTTTGCATTTTGTTCATTAATCTTAAACAGCACTTCTCCCTGTCCCATATCAACGTCTTTATTATAGACATGGTTAAACTTTAACTTAGTATTACCATCATTAAATGTTAGTTTTACTAATTCAGTGTTTTCAAAAGAAATATATTCAAAATCATCTCCTCTCTTTTTAGCAATTACAAACTTAATATAAGTTGCAAATGGAGGTATTGTAATAGTTAAATCACCCTCGTTTACAAATTCGCCTGTTTCTATATCTTCAACATCTGCTATCATCTCATTAACTCCGCCGCCGGATCCAGATCCTATTCCCACTAAGTCTACTCTAGAGCTAGAAGCAACTACATTATATCTCTCAATAAAAGTAGGTACGTATTTTATAGTTCTAGGTAAGTTATCTGTAATAAATCCAGAAATTGTTTTGTTAGAAGTTAAACTAGGTAATACATTGTAAACTTCTGTTAATATATTTGGGCTGTCGATTTTAAGAGCTTGTAGTTTTTTACCATATCTAGCTGCTTGGCTTACTGTAAGTGAAGCCTTCTTAGTAATTTGACTATTATCTGTTTGATTGTAAATTCTCATAGTTACGTCAATTGAAAAATTAACCGCAACGTTTGCATTTGTAATTACTGGTCTAAAAGTAACAGGAGTGCTAAAGTCTTCGTATTGTGTAAAGGTATTTTGAGTAGTCTTAATAAATGAAGTACCTACTTGTTCAAATACATCTACATCAAAAATAACTACTATATCATCAGATGAAGTACTTATTCTACTTAAAATATGTCCTTCAAATCCTGCAAGTGAATTATCTTTCTCACCATATATCTTAAAGTAATCCCCATCGTTAGCATCTTCTACCACTACGGTAAAATCAGCAAACTCATCTTCTCTTGCAACTGTAAATGCGTTTTCTTCTCCAGTATAAACATAATCATAGCCTCCTAAAGTCTCTAGTCTATCTAATAACTTAAAACTAATACCATAATTACTAAATGGATTTTTATCACTAGAACCTATAGTTCCATCACCATAAAACCTATCATCAAATTCTGAATTCTGACCAACTAAACTTGGTATCTTAATATTAATATATTTAGACCAAAGAGTTTCTCCTAAAATAAAAGGCTTAGGATTAGAAAGTTCATAGTTACTTTGGTTTAAGTAAACTAATTGCGTTAAATAATTTTTAACTCTAGTAGTTCTATCCGCGTTAACTTCAAACAAGAATCCCTCGTATCCTCTTGCTGCAAAACTAAATCCAGCTCTTAAATGTAATCTTACAGTATCATATAAGATAAAGTTAATATTTGCAGTTGCTTCTGTCTGGTAGTTTAATAAATCATCTTCTCTACCGCCTGGCCAATCTAGTGAGTTATTAATAAAATTTTGTTGTTCGTAATTACCAGTTGAATCATAACCTAATAATGCATATTTAGTTTTATCATCACCAGGTACATTTACTGCATGGTATCTTCCTATTGTTTGATTAATATCATTTCCTGTTTCTTCATCAGGTGTAGCAAATAGGGGATTAGCTCTAGTGTCAACAATTGCTTTACCTCCAATTAAACCCTCATAAGAATAAGATACTGTTCCGTTTATCACCGGAGTATATTCAGCAATATTTGTAATAGCCGAGAACGAATAAACACCTAAGCTATCACTAATCGTAAATAATTCAGGTTGTGGTAAAGCATTAAGATCAAACTTGTAAGTCTTACCATTCTGCATTAACAAAGTCCTAGCAGCAAAGTTTTCAACCGCAAGATAGCCTGACATAACCGTAACATCAAAGTTAACTACAGCACTTCCTAATTCTGAAATTAAGTGTCTAGTACTAGTAGGGTCACCCTTTATAGTGTCCAGGAATTTAACCTCACTACCATTATCATCTACCTCAATACGATACTTCTCTTGATCGCCTTGGTCGTGGTATATAAACTCAAGTAGTATATCTTGGTCTATTCTAAAATATCTTGAAGATTCAGCCATGTTTTAAAATTGTAAAAATTTAGGTGACCAGTATAATCCTACGCCTATTGAAGGGCCAGTACTGATTACCTGGTTATTATTTAAGTTAATACCATATCCAACTCCAAAGCCAACTAACCATCTAGATTTCTTTTTGTCTTTATTATTTAATCTACTATTAACTAAGTTTATGTTTTCAATATCTTTAATCTCTAATCCAGGATAGCTTGTTGATAATTTTAATCTATCAGCACCGTCTACATTTTCAATTGCAGCCATTAGGCTTAAAGTTTGTGTTAATTCAAATTTAGTTTCCAATACTTTAAACTTTTTAAACTCATATTTAAAGGTAGAAAACCCTGTTAGTTTTCTAGAGTTACCATCACCAAAATCTTCTGATGATGTAAAAGTAACTTTAGTAGTTGTCGTATCAATAGTTTCAGTTGTAGTAGTTACATCTAAACTATCTGTAATTTCTAAGTTAGCTGAAATTAATGAGTTAACTTCTTTTAAGTCATCATTAAGTGCTAACGCTTTTTTATACTTTCTAGTCAGCTTAGCTTGGCTAGATTCTAGGTTTGATAAATCAAACTCAAAAGATCTAATCTGAGCAAGCTGATCCCCATTATCGTTTCTTAATACTGTAACTGAATCTTGAGATGCTTTAAAATTATTAAGTTGTCTACCAGCATCTTCTTGTGCTAACTTTACATCTTGTTTTAAGTTCTCAATACTATTACATTGTCTAAGAAATAATAAACATAAAAGAACTCCGGCGATAAACATCACCAGAGACTTATTAGATAGTATATTTTTTATTTTGTCTTTCATAATTTAGTTTTTAACTTCCACCGGATCCTCCGCCAGAACCTGAATCACCGCCGCCTGAACCGCCATTGCCGATTGTCGGTTGAATTGTCGCATTAGTTGCATTTGTTGCGTTTGTTGCATTCGTTGCGCTAGTCGCAAAATCTGAACAATCTTGTCCTGATTGATTAGTTGGTCCGTTTAGATCAAATACCCAACCTACTTTATCTGCACCCCATCCAGTAGGACTAGCACTAATACACTGTGCGTAGTTTATATAAATGTTTGTATTTACAGAAGTCATTTTTGATAAGAAATCAAATTGAGTTCCATCGTATGTTATACTCCATACACCGCCGCCGCCATTACATGCGCCAACTTGATTATAGTTTCCGGTAAACGATGCTGTTAGCGGGAATGATGTATCATTAATATCTCTAGTTATAGATAATCCACCTGTTGCATTTCCAGCAGAATCTGTTGTCCACAATGTAGCTATAATAGTTTCATTGTTACCAGGTTCTAATAGTACGTCTTCTAGCACCGTAATAGAACCTACACCTTGCTCGCCATTTATTGTAATCTCAACACCTTGGCCTTGACCGGCTCCAGCTCCTGAGCTTTCACCACTAATATCTGCTCCATTGTGAGTTCCTGTTAATTCTAGCCATACTGTAGTTCCGTCCGGTACATCAGATGTTGAAACCGTATAGTTAATTACAGTTCCTTCATCTACACTTGCATCACCAGGTGTTGCAACTAACGTATTATATGTAGGCACAACAGGATCTACTAATGTAAAGTCATGTCTATCCGTACAGCCGTATGTTACATCAGTTATGATTCCATAATATGTACCTGCAGCCAGCGCATTTATATTTACGTTTGCATCATTTGCTGCGTCGTAAACCATAAGACTATAATTTGATGAACCTCCAGTAGCGGTCATTGTGAACGACCCGTCAGCAGCACTTGGGGCACTTGGGTTCGTCGCAGTCATACCGGATTTTGCAAAGTTTGCACAATAAGTACAACTTCCATCATCACCTGTAGCATTCGGGTCATAATTATCCGCGTTTGGATCTGTACAACCTTGTCCATAAGCTGGATTAGCAAGTTGAGATATAATCATTGAATCACTTATAGCACTGTTATTAGGATGTGTTATTACAATATTCCCTGTTCTAGTACCTGTTGCGTTAGCGGCAACCGTAAAGTTTAACTCAGGATCAAACGTATTCGCATCTTGATATGAATTTATTGTTACCCATGCCGGTGCAGTTACATTATTTGCACTTAATATTAATCCCGTAGTTGGAGTTGTAGCATAACTTATTTCACCTACACCACCACTATGTACTATATTAACAAACTGACTCTCATCACCAACGAATTGAATTGTTTCTGTTGGTGCATTAGTTGCATTTGTTGCTGACGTTGTAGCCACAGTTGCTAATGTTGTTGCTGGTTCTCCAGTCCATGGATCTCCATTTTCATCAACTTCTAAATCTCCACCTGGTGTTATCTCAACAGTATTACCTATTGGACCTCCGTATTGGTTTAAGTTTAGATCTGCAGGTTGTTCGACTATAGCAACAGTTCCAGGTTCAGGCGTATTGCCAGTTCCACATGGTGCTGTACAGAATTCTTTCCAAGATATGGTTCCATTTCCATCTTCAACTGCTCCCCAAAAACCACCGCCAAAATATCTAACCATACCTGGTTCTACCTGGCTTAAGCTGACGTTTGTATTAGGTAGCTTAAATGTATTATTTACGTTACTATCAAAACTAACATTAGATTTAAAAGTAAATTTATCTAGTTCTACAAAATACTCAATTATTTCTGCAGGATCTGTGTTTAAATTAACACCATAAGTCTCTGCTAATGTAAATCTAGTCCAATCAACATTTCCATCAGTTTGTTCAGAAGTGGAAAGTGTAATTGCTATATTATTTGATGTTCCAGTTCTTTGGCCGTGCCAAAAGGTAATTAACTCAGCAGAAGGAGAATCTCCACCAACTGCATGTTTACCTATTGTTAATGTAGATCTTAAATTAGTAGTTCCACTATTATTCTGAATCTCATTAAAATCTTGATCTCCTAAAAATATAACCGGATGATAGTTATCTGTTGATACTTTAGGCTTAAGTATAACATACTCATTATTCGCATTATTATTAGGATTAATAGGTATAACTTTCCACCTAGAAGTGGTCTCTCCTGTTAAACCCTGAGGGCCTATATCACCTTGATCTCCTTTTTGTCCAGTTTGTCCAACAGACCCCTGGTCTCCTAGATCTCCCTTTTTACCCATAGGACCGCCACCGTTAGCCAGTATCTGGTCGAAGTTATAGTTAACCTTTTCCCACTTAATCTGGTTAGAGTCACTAGGGTGTAGTATTTCTTGTATATTGAATATGGCCATGCCTTATGACGTTATTTTTACCATAGGTCTTATTCTATAAGAATAACCTAATCTTTTATTATATATCAACCTAAAATTAAGGGGCTTTTGTTCGTGGGACGAAAACACAAAGTTTTGATCGTTAATGTAGTTATTATCATCTAATGCATCAACAGAATCTACGCTTTCTACTTGAGACCCTTTACCTTTAATCCTCTGTGTATATAGCTTAATTTGGCTAATTCCAAACACACTTACTAAGTTCTTTCCAATATAAAGTTGGGCATCATCGGTTAGTATTGTTTTATCATCAGCTGAATTTGCAGCTAGCACATACTTTGTAATAGTATCTAACACACCGTCAGCACTTAATTTTTTATTTATTGTAAAATCTATATAGAAGTCTAATACAACTCTATTCTTATCCTCAAACTGTACAATATCTGTCGTATTTGTAGAGTTAGCTAAAATATCGTCTAATTCTTCTTCTGTTCTTACACGAGTAACGTCAAAGTTTAACATTGTATAACTATCTTTAATCTTCATAATAGTTGAAGCTAAGTAAGATCTCTCCTCTTTAGTTTCAAATGTTCCAGGAACTAATTCCGCAAGACCACCTGATAAAGCCCTAGTGTAATAGTTTTTATCCCATGAGGATTTAAACACATGCACATCTTTCTTATCGATAGCAACCTCTCCAATTAATGGATATAATGGTGGTTTATCAGAAGATACTGATAATTTAATCACACCGCTAGATTTAAATTCATTTACTTTTCTATAGAAATGATTTTTAATATAACCCCATTGGCTATCGTGTGTGCCTCCATCGTAAATAAATCCTAAGTTAAATGCAACACCACATCTATTATATCTCTTGTAATAATCTTTAGCTAACTGAATATCCTCAGTGCTAGTTAAAGAGTGTTTATACATTTGCTCTTCTAATTCTAACTCAAAGATATTTGAAGTATTTTGAAGAGTATTTGTTTTCATGTGTGCATATACATCTGTAAATGTTACAACAGGAGTTGTGTCAATAGTATATCCACCATTATGTCTAATTAAGAACGGGTAATAAGTTCTAGTAAGTCCTAGATTAAAGCCAATATTACCGGAAGATAATTTAAACGATTCTGGTTTATCATCATCTACCTCAGTATTAATTTCAGCTTCCTTAATAATTTCAACACCATCTTCTAATAGAATGATAAATTTATTAAGAGCCACTGTACCGTCTAATTCTATAGTTGAATACTTAACATTATCAGGGTTTCTTAATAACATTGTCGCCATATCTTGAGCTCCTAAGGACTCTAAGATAAATTTATATGCATTAATACCACCGCCTTTGTAAACATATCCAGCATTATATTGTAAGTACCCTGGTAGATTATCTAACGTTGTTTCTACTTCAGTTCCATTTGTAATATCTTGAGGAGGTCTTGCAAGTAATATCTCAGTTTGTCCACCTACATTAGAAATATCTAATTGAATTTTCTGAAGTCCGAACGCAGTATTTATATCTACAATAATACTTCCGTAATCATCATCTTCGTTTTTATTGATTTGTTCTAAGAATTGTGGAACACTTCCATCGGCATGCGTTAAACCATTTACTATTAAATAATTATCAGCAGATGGATCCGAGAAGTTAGCACCTGTTAAATCCAGATGTCCATCAACTTTAATATCAGAATACTTAAATGTACCCTCTTCATTATTCCATACTAAAGAATGATTTAATTCATATAATAACTTTCTAGTTAGAGTTTGGTCTGCCCATAAATCATCTATTCTTAAAGATATAAAGAATACTACAAACTTAAATTTCTTATTTTGTATTACCTCATATTCGATACCGTTAGAATCCTCTGATGTTTTTACATTTAATACAGTACTAAATCTATATCCATTAAATTCAGAAGACTTAACAAAATCAACCGGACTTGTAGATGTAAATTCCTTTCTAGATTTAAATATAACTTTTAGACCTTTGAATATAGAATCAGCAAACGCAGTATCATTACCACCGTTAACTAATGTATATTTTTTCTGTCTATTAGTTTTAACAAACGTCTTGTAAGAATTATCACCTTTAGTTTCAAAGCCTTCAGTTACAAAGAATCTATCAAAGTAATCATAGTCAATGCTTTTAAACATAGAAGGAGTCATTTCAAACCCTTCCATAAAGTTAAGATAACTAAACGATTCATTTAATCTGTATTCCGGGCTTGTTAAAGTACCAGTGTTTTCTTTAAGGTGTTTAGGTAGGTTATTAATATAAAACCACTCGTGAGTCATTCCCAGTCTATCTCGGCCTGCAACAGAAAGATCTGATGCAAAGTTAGATCTACCAAATGCCTCATTTGCATTTAAGTAATAAGGTTGTTCTCTAACAGTTAATGTATCTTTTAATACCCACTTATTAATTGAAGGAACTACTCTACTCCTTATAGAGTTTTCTTTTAAATAGTTCTCATTTAATCTATCATATTCACTTTCAACTAAATCCTCGTTAAACGTATCTGTTATTTCATCTTCTAATACTCCACTTAATCCTGAGAAGTAACTAGCAGGAGCTACTGAATAATCAGTGTTATCTCTTTCTCCAAACGGATATATGTCACTTTGATTATCTAATTCCGGCTCATAGTTGATTTCAGAAGCAGTTTCGTATTTTAATTCTTTTAGATCCGAGTTTGAAGTATCATAAAAATCAAAGTTCATATCATGAATATCAAATGCAGAAAATAAACCTAATGTCACTAGGTTATCTGCAAAAACATTTACTTCACCAGACTCTATTGTATTTTTCTTATTTAATACTAGTTTCTTATATTCTAAAGGTAACCTTTCAATATCATCAACAATATCAATAACTTGATTGTAAACCCCTTGTGAACTTGTTTCTAAATAGTCACCAATATTAATATCAGCGACAGAGTCTAACGTTGCTAATACAGATTTGCCACCTGAATTACCACCATTAAAGAAATATATCTTACTGTTTTTAAATACCTCAGAAGTATTACCAGTTAGTTGTAATCTTAATACGTTTCTAGGCTCATACGTGAGCTCGTTGTCTCCCTCAATAGTTACCCAGTCATTTGCGTTATCGTTCGGCACTGCAATCCCTGATTGCATCAATCTATATCCAAGTACGTCGTTCTTAATATAAAGATGATCTGCACCATCGTATGTTAATGCAGTGAACCCATTGTCTACTGAATTAATAGATTTAGTTAGTGCTGCTGCAATCTCGTCGTTAGTTCCATTAGTTGAAAAGGCAGTTGTATTAAAATGCCCTGCTAATAAAGCATCTGATCCGAAGAACATATTATTTGAAAGATCGTAAGGTACTTGTGTATACTCAATTCTAGCTAATGTTGTATTAGTACTAGAATTTGGGGTTATAGAAGGCTTTAACGGTCTTAGCGTACATTTCTTTTCATAGAATATAATATCATCACCGTCTGCTTTCCAATAAAGATTATCATCAATCCCAAGCCCTTCTAATACATCAACAGTATCTTCAACAGTATTCTGTAGTGTTAATAAATAATCTACATTACCAACAGTTTCTACAAGAGTGATTCCTAACTTAAAAGTATCTCCAGGAGTAAATCTTGTAAAATTAATTCTATAATCCTGTTCTTTAGAAGGGAATATAGCTACTCTATCATTATTAGCTGGAGTTCCGTTAATTGTAAGTTTAACAAAATCACTACCTGCTGATTCGTTTACTAAAGTGTCAATAGATCTACCAACAGCTGCAAGTTTAATTTCTGCAGGTATTGTGTTAGAAGAATCTTCAACTCTTAACTCTGATTTTAAAGTATCATAAAACGTTGGAGAAATCTTATAGAAGTTATTAGAAATATGAGCATAACCTAGTGTTGGAGTAGCTGTAATTAATTCTACAGGAGGTATTGCAGATTTTGCATCATCATTAATATATGAATTTAAAGCTTTAAACTTAAGTAGTCCATTAGTAGATGACTCTAAAGATCCATAACCTGAATCAATATCATTTACATATAGACCGAAATATCTGTTTACAGCATAATCTTCAGTACCATCATCGTCAAATAAAAACTCTAAATTGATAATGTTAGCACATGCTAGTTTGTTTCTTTCAAAACCTCCAGTAATTAAATCATTTTCATTAATAATAGTCTGGTCTTGTCTTACAAAATCATTAAATAGGTATTCACCCTTATTTGTAAACCCGCCCTGTGTTAAATCAATACCATTAAAGTTTGTTCTTTCATTTTCACTAAAGTTTGCACTAACTGGATTGCTTGGAAATAACTCAGACTGTACATGGTTTCTAATATAAGTACCAATTGCAGATTCTCTAGTTAAATCAAAGGTTTTTATTAACTCACTGTTTTTTAGAATTTCATCCATGTTATTAAAGTTACTTTGAGAATCAAAGTCTAAAATAGCAGCTGGATCGCTAACTCTAAATATTACAAAATTATTAGGTATATTTTTATCTAACCAAATAGGAGCTAACATTCTAAAATCTTCATTGTGTAATTTAGAATAATTATACGTAGTTCCGTAGTGATAATCCTCTTCAATCTGCTTTTCAAAAGATTCTTGGACCGTAAGATCTGAGAATCTAGATTTCACATTGTATATTAAATCTGATGGAGTCTTATTAGCATTAAAAAACTTAGCTAAATCATAAGACCATTTACCATCTTTATTAACCGACCATTTTTTATATTCAACAGCTGCTAACTCTTTACTAGCATCAATAGACTCAATATACATATTGTCGTTACTATTAACTACTAATTTAGCATTTGTAGATAATTTAGGGTTTGTTCTCAATAAAGGTTTAGATAAATTATCTAATTCATAATTCTTTTCTAAGTCAAAGTTAGGTATAGATCTATTAATAATTTCAGCATCATCTATTCCGTCTAAAACAAACTCTGAGAAGTTTTGCTCATCTAATAAACAACTTCTACAATCTTCTCTATATTCTATTACTGCTCCACTTGTAAATCCTAATTCAACTGGATTAATTTCAATAACCCTAATATCATCACCATATTCTGGTCTGTCTAATAGAATATTAACAGCATCATCATAATTAACTGCAAATATTTTATGCTGAATAGTAACACATTCTAACATGCTATCACCTCCGATATTTATTGCAACGCCATTGTTTTGGCTTGGCTCTATAACATCTATTAGTTTTTTAATATACGACGTTGAGTTTGAAGCAAACGTATGTAATCCATCTGTTAAATATAAACTATAATATGGTTTTCCTGCTTCTATTTTAGCAGAACATGCATAAAATGCATAAAACACATTTACTCTAGATTCTAAAAGTTTCTCTTGGTCAGATATTTCACATTGATCTCCAGGGAGTCCAAGGCAATAAGTTGAATTACCAGCTGGTTTAACAAACTGTGTATTACAATCACCTAATATTGAATTTGTATTTGCATACTCTAATGTACTATCAGTCTGATTAACACCAAGCCATGAATAAGTATATGAAGCATTTTCTGTACTTAAGTAACCACTATCGTTTTCATTGTCCCATACTGCAAATCTAAGACTAGGCACGTATCCATTCTCTGGATCACTTATTGCGCCGTTTGCTTCATCAACTGCAATAAAAGTAGTATTGTCCCATAACCCATCGTAGTTAACTTCACTAGCAGTCGCTTCTGTAGTGTATATTAATATTTGATTTTTAACTACGTACTCTAGGGCTTTTTGGTGTGTTGAAAGATCAACATAGAAATCACCGCCCTCTATATCATCGTAACGAGCATCTATTCTAGCCCATAAGTTAACTAAAGTCAGGCCATCTTCTCCAGCAAGACAAGCTGCGTCCACTGCTAATCTATTGTCTTGACTATAATAAGCCTTAAAATTAAATGTTACATACTCTATTGGTACCGGGCATAAAAATAACTTTACAGGATTGTCTACGTCTGTTAAGTTATCTTCCCATACACCTTCGCCATTTTCGTTTGTTGTAAACTCATAATATATGAATTGACCAAAATTATCTGTTCTAGAGCCGTCATTGTAGAAACCTGGTGATACACATAAAGATGCCGGAGCAAAATAACCATCAGCATTTCTATACTCACCCTGGTTAGCATAATATTGACTAGTAAATAATTGTCCACCTGCAGCTATTACAGCAGCAAGAGTTGTAGGACTACTGCTAGTGTCAATTACGTTTTGGTAAACAATAGTCTGACTAACTGTGTATTCTAATTCTTCGGCACATATCTCATCAATATTATTAGAGAAGTTAATTTCAAGAGGCCATGCATTATCTAAACTAGTTTCACAATCAATAACTTGTATAATATCTCCATTAGCAGCTACCTTAGCAGCTCTAATTACTGGCTCTCCGCCTATATCTTGTTGAATTGAAATCCAAGAGAAAGAATCAGCTGATTGTTGAGCGCTTGGTTGCGCAACATCATCGGCACTTAATACATTAGTAGTATATAATGAATCATTGGCTGCTAGCCCTGTAATATCCGTAGTTTCTGCTGCGTCTAAGTAAACATCAACAGACCTATCATCTTCACATGCTTGTGCAGCAGTTGGTCTCCAATTTGTAGATGCGGTTATACCGCTAATATATGCAACCCCTGTTGCAGTTATTGTCAACTCGTATGAATCTTCTCCACCATATTGGTCCACGACCTTAATAGTATAACCTTCATTTACAATCTGGTTCGGATTAATATCCCATGTGCCTGTACTATATGTCCATACACCGGTGTTTTCGTTTATGTTAAGATCTCCTTGTTGTGACTGTGCACCACCAGATACAGGTCCCCAAACAGAGGACCATGTCAACGAATCGCCATCTCCATCATTTGCAGTAATATTTTCTGAAGCAGAAGATATTGTATCGTACTGATTTACTGTTCTAGTTATTGACGTTTGGTTAGTATTGCCATTAATAGAAATTATAGGATTTGTGTTTGACGCAGCAGTCATGGTGATCGTGATCTGAGCTACACTAGATCTTAGACCCTCTGTGTCTTCTGCTTTATAGTAGAAAGTATCAGACTTTTGTGGATCATTAGGAGTCATTGTGTTTCCAGTATAGGTATAAGTTAATATACCATTACTAGCATATACTATATTACCATACTGCCCAAATTTAGGTTGGCCTACGTCAAATTGAGCATCGCCAGTTCCATCGGCAGTAGACCAGTAGTAGGTTAAATTTTCATCTAGATCACTATCGTCAGAAACAAATGCCCAAAGATTAATACCAGATGCCTGAGCATTTTGCGTAGCGCCTGTAATAGACCCGGCAATTGCATTAACCCCTGGCGCTTGATTAAGAGGTGCTGTTATTGTTAAACTAGCAGTATATTCAGGAGAATCATCATTCCCATCATTTACTTTATATTCAAAACTAATAGTCTGTTGACCCGCCGAACCAACTGCAGTATTAAGTTGTATCTGGGCAGTTAAAGTGTTAGGACCTCCTGCTAGTGTATATGGAATATTATTAGAAATAATATTTGTAGATGGATTACCTGAATTATCTATTAATATAGATTGATTACCTTCTATTTCTAACCCACCAATATCAGTAATTATTATATTTAAGTCATCATTATCTACGTCATTGATAGCATCACCTGTCCAACCTCCTGCGCCAAAATCAAGAAAGTCTAAATTAATAGTTTGCTGATTAGCAGACCATGGTATACTTTTACTTATATCATCACCCGTCGGTGCTGTATTACCAGCAGTTTGTTCTATTGTAAAAGTCTGTGTTGTTTCACCAGAATCATCAGGGTGTACAAGCATTACTACTATCGATCTAGTACCTGTCCCAGTATTTGCTGATGGAGAAAAGATTACATCTCCACCTGCAGTACTAAAAGAGTTAGTACTTGCTGTAAGCCACGTGCTTAACTCTGTGTTTGCGGTATATGTAATATCAGTATTAACATCAAAGGCGCTAGTTGCCCCAGTCATAGTAACCTCCTTCTCTAGGTTCTGGCCTGCACTAGGCCCAAAAACAAGAGTATCTGTATTGTTAAGCGAAATACTTGCAGAAGCCTGGCCACCAGTTACCTGAACAGTACAGGCAATCGTATTACCAGAATTAGAATAACCAGCAGGTATGTTAACCGTTAGTGTATAATCATAAGTACCATCTAAATATAAATCATTATTAGAGTTAGTAATACTAGCAAAAGTTGCACTGCCGTTAGTTGAAAAGCCGGCAGCCGTAATTTGTTCACCAATAACACCATTAGCAATTACTAATGTCTCTGTAGAACACGTAAATTCTGCTAACGTTGCGTTAGTTGCGTTAGTTGCAGCAGTAGTTGCGTTAGTTACACCAGTCGTTGCAGCTATATCACCAGTAAAATCACAAGAAATATCATCACCTCCGGAATTTGAATAACCACTTGTAGGTGGTTCTATTTGAGTAATTACATAAGTTGTAGTTCCATCACCATTATAGTCGTAAGTATATATGCTCGGGGTTATTACATAGTCCAAATTACTAGGAGACTGTAGCCAGTTAACTGAAGTTGCTAAAATTGTATCTCCGACATTACCATTAGGAATCGTTGGGCCTGCTGCCGCACAATTATATTCTGGTAGTGCTTGTGTTGTTGTAGTAACTGTAACATTTTGGATTACAACATTAAGTGTTCCATCGCTAGAATTATTATACCCTGCAGGTATATTAATAAATGCACCGTAAGTGCTATTTCCAATTGAATAATTTGTTGGAGCATAAGAAGCAATAGTAAGTCCAGAATTTACAGTACCTGCTACGAGGTCACCATCTGCACCGCCTGGAATATTAAGGCCTGCAAGCGTAGGAGTGAATGTTACCATCCCGTTGTTTAAAGTACTTACACTACCGTTACTGCTTATCTGTATAATCCAAGGGTATGGACTTCCCCATGTGGAGTTATTACCTCCATCCCATATCCAATGCTTATTCTGCCCATTAAATGGATTCGTGAGGCCAGCATCTGTAAACACGTCTACACCTCCCCCTGGTTGTCCCGGAGAAGGGCCCGGGCCTGAACCTGAATCATTGTAATATATGACTGTTGTAGTTCCGTTAAAAGTGGGATTATTTTGAATCTCAGCTCTTGCTAACGGCAGAGTGTCGTAATACGGTGTTCTTAAATTTACTGTTATAGTAGCCATTAATTATTCATATCTATTTTCTAGAGGATGTCTCCTCTATTATATATTCACCTTATTCAGGCTATATATTATCTAAATAACTTGGCAGCCTTAATAGAGTTTAAATTTCTACCTTTAGGACCGTACTTCGCGAATACTTCTAAATCAAACGAGAACTGCTCACCAAACTTGTCAAAAATATCTAAACCTATTTTCTTAGTATAAGTTAAGTTGTTATACGCAAGTCTAGCAAATCCACCAACTCTACCAGTATCAATAGAATCTTCGTTACCAAAGTAATCTGTCATTCTAAATTGGAATACTATATCTACTGAAATAGCGTTAGATTCATTATCTTTTTTAGCTTTAACTACCCTAGAAGATCTTTTAGTTTCACCTCCTACTTTTAGTGTATCAGCATTTACTGGAGACATAAATAAGAATGCTCCGCATGATTTACCACCTAACATATACTGGTCATTCGCTTCAAACGACATTTTCATAGGCCTCTCTTGTGAGGTTTGTGAATATAAGTTATCACCTTGGTGGTACGCTAATTGTTGTTTAGCTTGAGTTTGATTATCTGTATCAGCACTTGAACCAAATATACTAAATAAAGTAGCTCCTGTCGCTAATGTTGCTGTTTTAGGCATTGAGAATATCATAGAATCCACAACAGTACTAATATTAAACGCATTACTTTCTAATGCAGCTGACCAAATATTAGCTAAATTAGGGTGATCTTTATGAACAAATAATCCAGAATTGTATTGAGTTATATTTACAGAACTAATAGGAGATACATTAATTTGAGATTTACTCCACTCTTGTCCTGATGCATAGCTAACAAATGAACCAGACCATATAAAGTTATTATTACTATCTGACACGGCTGTAGGATTTGGCCATTCTCCAGACCCAGCTCCAGAACCGTATGTTGCTAATTTATGTTCATAATCCGATATTTCGGGCGAAACTACAGCGTCTCCAACTGGTTTAGTAATATAATGTGGGTTTTGATTTGCAATATCCATATATCTACTATAGATAAATTGGCCTCTTCTTTGCGCCGATTGATATGGAGCCTCTGAAGTTAAATCAAAATTAGCAGTGTTTATATTCTGGTATTGAATAGGTACTAAATCATAATTACCCTCTTCTTGATAATAAGTATCTCTTTCAACTTTTGTATCTACAGAAGTAATTCCTGATCCAGATTCATTAGCAATACCAAATCCTTTTGCGTTTGCTTCGGTATTTACATTAATAGATCTATATACCGGTTTTGTTCTATCACCAATTAATCTAGAAACTAATTCTAATTTAGTAGATTTACTATTTTCTAATTGTAGTTTAAACGTTTTAGTAACAATATGTCCTTTTCTTACCGTTAAATCAGCAACCTCATCGACATAATACCCTGCAAATAACTGAGTTGTAGTGTCTTTATTAATATTAGTAACCGATCCATCTTCTGAAACAACCTTAACCATAAGTTCTCCAACTTCAGCATCAACAGTTCCTTTAAGTCCAGCTATCTGAGCTTCAAGTTCTGCTATTTTGTCATAGACAGAAATTGGCTTTTGTTCTGGAGATAAGAATCCTGATGCGATATTAGTTGCAACGTGAGCATAATAATTTTCATTAGCAGTAAATGAATCACTAACGTGAGTAAATACTCCTTGTCCAGTTAATTCTTCAGTAATTTGTACTTTTGCTAATTCAGCAGTATTTACTTGAACTACTGCAGCAACATCCGTTGTATCAATTTCTTCTTCCGGGAAATTAATTGTAACTGGCTCTGACCAATCAGAGATTATTGGATTAGCAGGGAATCCAGCCTCAGAAACAGATTTAACTCTAATTTCTACTAGTTCTCCTTGATTAATTGAAATATCTAATTGGTTAAAGTTGATCTCTTGACCATCTTCAATTTTACTAGCTTGCCATGTAAACTTCTTTTCGATAGTTCCATCGCTATTAATAGTTTTAGCTCTTTGTCTAACTTTACCACTATATTCATTCCAGTTTGAAAAGATAGCAGATTGTTCTCTACCATCAACTGTAAACTTAAGTTGTGCAGCCTCTGCAGCTTTACCTGAAGTTGATAAGTATCTATATTGTACAATAAATCGTACAACCTCTTGATCTAATGTATCAGCAACTTGTTTTGCAGCAGGTACTTTCCAGAAACCTCTAACTCTATATTTAGGGTTAATATTTTGTGCGTTTGACGAAGATGATAAGGCTTGTATTTGAGTTACAATAGAGTTATATAATTTTGCTTCAGAAGATCTTTCTTCAATTAGTGCAATTAACTCATTCTTATCTTTGTCCTTTTGTACTTGAGATGCATACTTAGTACTAGCAATAACAGATCTCTTCTTAGTGATAGTATCATCTAGTTTTTTAATAGCCTCTTGTACAGATATTTTATCAGCAGATAATTTCTTAATTTTATCAGCAGCATCATTTTCAGTTAAATGCTTATTGATTTGAATTACTTTAAAATTTTGACCATCTAATTCCGGAGCATCTGGTGTAACACCAACCGTTGCCGGAGGAATATTGTCTTCTTTAATAGATGTAATAAATTTACCGAAATCTGCTACATTATCTTTATAGAAAGAAGATAGTAAAATAATACTACCGTCTTCTTGTAATACTTCTAAATCGTTTGAATAGAATCCAACACCTGGAGACCATTTCTCAGCTAAGATCTTTGACTGCGGATCGATTGCTTTCACAAACATTAATATTCTTTCATCAAATCCAACTGGAACATCAATATTTAAATTGTTATCTTCAGATTTATAGATTGATAAAGTACTTCCGCCAATTTTAATAGCCTCATACCCTTCAACTAATCTAAGCTCAACCTGTCTAGTTGAAGAATCCAGCTTGTCAATTACATATCTAGTATTTTTAGAACCGCCAGCGACCATTAACTCGTCTCCTATGCGTAGTAATTCAGTCTGGTCTAGATCTTTATTGTTATCTGAGTAAGTTAAACTATCTAATGTATATAATTTAATAGCCTGTTTTACAGTTACACCATTCTCAACAACTTCTCTTTTAGAATTAGAAATTGATAGAACATCAAACTTTCCAGTATATTGTGTAGTTCTGTAAGGCATATCTCTCATCTCTTCGTCAAGAATATATGCTATATTATTATTGACAATATCTCTAATTGCCGTTAAGTAATCGATGCCATCTTGGTTTCTGTAATTCTCGTTAAAGAAATCTACAGCAACTTGATTTGTTCCATCGAATAAAATTCTTTTAACAAGAATCCTTTCTGTATCATTTGGTATTTGACCGCTTACATCTACCGAAGTAGTTAACATTGGGTTTAAGAAATCCTCTGCAAAATAGTTTGCTTTAGATACAAATGCAGTTGGTCTAGCTAAGATAGTAATATCATTAGCAGGAGTCTTTAATGCCGTTGTAATAATGTTTTGAAAAGTACCATCTGGCAACTTAACCTTAGTACTACCTTTTCCTAATCCAGCCAATGCTTTAAGATTATTATCTAACCTTAATAGTTCTTGCTTCATATACCCAAACCCAGGTACAGATACAATTTTAGTACCTTCGTCTGTCAGTATTTCTAATGGAATAGATTTCGCATTAGTGGTTACTGCTTCGTTGATTCTTTCAAATGTTTTTAGAGAATTAGTATTAATTTCTAAAAGCTTCTTTAAGGAATTAGATATGGAATTGTTAGTGTTCATATTATCTTAAAATATCTACTTCAAATACATAGTTGATTGGATCTATACAAACCAACTCAATGTAAGGTTTAGTCGTTATTAACTGTGATGGGTCGATGTCAGCGATATTTATCCAACCTCCAGATTTATTAGTTAAAACCTTTATGTTGTTACCGTTTACATCAATAGTATCTATCGCTATTTTAAATACTTGACCTTTCTTCCATCCGTTGGTAGAATCATCAATGTATATATCTAGGCTACTATTCAGCGACTCGCTGTTTAATACGTTATTCAGACTTAATCTATTAGTATAAAGATTTAACTTTGCCCATACACCGTATTGATTAGCTGCTGAATTATCAAATAAGTTAGTTGATGTTAAAGCTCCGGTTGTAATACCTGATGCAATATCCCATTTAAATAAATCGGAAACTACATAGCCCTCAACTTCATTATTAACTTTAATTTTACCAGCTACTGATTTATCAACAGTTGTTCCTTTACCTGCAAATATTACATCTGTATTATATTGTAATTCTACTGGAATTGTTCCATCTATTAATTGATTAATCTTTCCATGTGCATTATTAATTAAAGTTAATAGTGCATCTGAATCTTGTAACTGTAATGAAGATGCTGTAAAGTCATCTTCTAATTCTTTTATTCTTGTTTCTAGTTGAGCTGCTTGAGCCGTTCCTAAAATTATATTTTCTAAAGTAGTTAATCTCTCAGCAATTGCTCCATATCTATTGTTAGCTTGTAATAGTAGATCAGTTGCATTCTCAAGTGCTGTAGTGGTGTCCATGAATAAATCCATAGAGAATGTAGTGAAATCATTTACACTAGTCTCAACACCTACGTTATCAAGAGATGAATTAAATTTAAGATTTAACTTTAAAGAATACGCATTACCATTTAAGCCTGTTACTTCATTAGGCTTAAATTTAATTTGTTCATGAATCTTAGATCCAGGACCATAAGAATCTGTAATATCATCTAGGATTAAGATACCATATAAGTTTGTAGATCTATTAGCAGGTACAGAAGAGCTATATAAATCATAATATACTAAAACGGCATTAAATCTAAACTGTTGTCCAGTTTTTGCATAATCCAATAATGACTTAACATCTGGATTATTTTGGATCTGCTCATAAGAGGCAGTATCGAAATCAATTTGTACAGAATTTGTAGCATTTGTTTGTACATCATAATACGGACCTGAATTAAGAGTCCACTGATCTACAATTGGCAATAAGTCAATATTAGGATCTGGGTGTGTTTGTCCCTCTCTACCTTCTACATTTACAGCATTTACATCACTAGGATATAATTTAGTTGCTGTTGTGTTATAGTCAGTGGGCTTAAACAATACTTGAGGAGTAAAACCTACCGATGTTGGTACGTTAATATAAACTTCATGATAAGTATTTCCCTGATATGCAACGTCATTCTCTGCGTCGATGCTACCTAAATACTTTACTACTCTCTCATAGTTTGCTCCACCTAAAATCGCATTGTCATTCTCAGCATAATCACCAGTCGAAGATTCGTTAGAATCTGAGGGTCTAAAATCAATTGCTCCTAAAGAAGATAACCATTTAAAAAAGATCTTCTCTGCATCTGATTGCAGTAAGATCGGATCATAGTCATCATCATTTAAAAGAAGTTCTTCTAAATTTAATGCATAATTTTGGAATGTCTGTGCGAAATCCACATTCGGCATATTAGCTCCAACATACGATTGCCCGGATGCTTGCTTTAGATTTAATTTAAAATCAATTGCGTTTGCGCCATTTTGAGATTGTGTGAAATCAGGTAAATCTAGTAAAGCGTATTTACTAAATTCAAAATTGATGTCAGCACTATTAAATGCTCTGGTAATATCTCTTGCCGATGAAGCAAATGCATACATCGTGCCGCCTTGCGGTTGTGGTATTCTAACTAACGGAGTTGCCATCTACAGTTTCGGTTTTGTTTAATTTATACTATCGTTGCTTTGTGAGAAGCTACTACATACCACTTAGTGTTAAAACATCTAAGTGTTATAGTTGAGTTAACTGCGTCCAATATAATACTCGTTGCTTGTAAAGCAGCTCCAGTATTTGCACCTAAAGATATACTTGCTGATGCTACACTTATTAATGTTACTTCTTGTCCATCGACTCCTACAGGAATCACGAAGTTACCATCAATAAAGTATGTACCTTTATCTAAACTAGACGGTGCTAAATTAGTAGTTGCACTAGTTGCAGTACCAACGACACCTGACTTGATAATTGAACCACCAAGGTTAATCGAGCTAGAGAAGGTTGCAGCAGTAGAAACAGTTGCACCAGATGTGTTTACAACAAATAATGTTGTTCCATCTACTATGCTTAGTTGTTGTGATGTAGCAGATGTTAAACCACTCATGACACCAGTCACCGGGTTTAAAAGAGCTGTTACACTTGCTAATTCGTCATTCAATAATTCGAAATTACTATTAATAGTTGGTCTCGAAGAAGATACCGAATCTGTACCTAAAATTTCAGTAATGTTTGCCATTTTATATTTATTTTACTTTTAACATGTTGCGTTTTACAACGTTCTTATTTCCATACGTGTCTTCAGCTTCCAGTTGTATCGAGTATTCACCCGGTTCCTGAAAAATGTAAGTAAGCCACATATTATTATAGTATATATCATTAATTTCTGGGTTAGTTATATTGGTGATAGTCCACTTTGGCTTTCTAGCACCAGGAAACTTAGAAATGTCAGTTGATATAGTTAAATGCGTTGATCTTTCGACCATCGCATAGTCTTTAAATACTTTTACGTTATCCCATGTTGGGTTATAGTGAACCACATGGACTTCTCCACTTATTGCTGAAGTAGGAGATTCTGTATCTATTGTAACGGATTCAAAATCATAAGTTTTTGAATACTCTTGTCCGGTACATATAATATAGTAAAACTGATCATTAGTATCTATATCATCATCAGAGTCTATATCTTTAAATACAGGATTATAGTTAAATTTTGAAATTACAGGATCTATCGATGCCTCTAATTCATCTGCGATTGCTTTCCAACCAGCTACATCGTTAACACCAGTTGGTGTTGGAGACATAATAGTATGAGAACCTACTCTATTTACATTAGTCGTTGGATTCTTATGCGTAATCGCTAATATATCGCCTTGTTCAATCCAGTCTATTTTAAATGAAGCTGTCAAATCTGGTCCAACTCTTAAGTTTTCCCACCAGTTATGTTCAGTGTCTTTCCATCTAAAAGCACATTCATCCCATTGATAAGGTCCGGTTGTTTCAGAATATCCGGTATCTGAAAATACATCACCAAATCTTCTAACCGTAGAAAATCTAACGCCTTGATCTTCTTCTAAATGTATATAGTTAGCTCTGTCAAGCGTTTGGTATAAAGTTGCAATAGTATCTTCTACCTTTTGGGTATTGTCTTGTGGCATATCCCAGTAGCCTCCAGACTTATTCCAGTCTAAAGATTTAAGATTCCATGGAGTTGCATTACCTTTTGCATCAGTCTCTAACCATTTGTAAACTCCGTATAATTCTAATTCTTTTAATTTAACTTCAAAAAGATCTGACTTCTTATAGTAAGACATGTGTCCAAATAAATCATACATTCTCATTTCTATAGTATAGCTTCCAACGTATGGTAGTGTAATTGGTAATCTTTTGTAGTCGTCGACAACATTTCCATCAGCATCTAAGTAATCAACAGGACCTCTGTATTCTTGATGAAATTCATTTGGTCCATCAATAATCCATTCAATTTCATAAACCCATCTTTTATACCAGTTGTTCCAAGTCACTTTTAAGTTTTGATTCGCATCAACTGCATCATCCCACACAAAAGTAGCCTCATCCCAAATATCATCCCAAGACTCAGTAGAATCTAGAATAACAGGACAACCTATTGGTATATTAGTTTGTGAAAAGTTTTGATTATATGATTCCATTGATCTATCATGATAAGAATCATAAAAACTTTCAAATACATTCTTTTCTTCAGATCTTTGAATATTTGTTAAACTAGCCTCTTTACCAACCTCTAGATTTAAGAACGTATCATAACTACTAGCTGCATCGTTCTGGTCTAATGTAGATTTTAAAACCATTGAAGTATCTTCAATAAAAAGATCTCTATCTCTTGGCCATACATCAAACTTAACCCTATGTCCCTCTGTAAAGAATCCAATTGGATTTTGAATCTTCCACATGTTTATATTCTTCTGTGTGAAATAGTCGCCTTCCCCTGTAATATCTACAATTTTAGCTTCGAGGGGTAAAAAATCTCTTTGTAATCTATTCTTTAAACCGTATAATTTGATTAGGACTTCTTCTGGTGTGAAATCAAAGACTTCATCAACATTAGCAAAATCCCATTGATCGAAAGTTCCGTTTGGTTCATTTAGTCTATAAACTAATGAGAACCTACTAGTTTTCTTTTGTGTTTTAGAAGGTACTTTAAATCTTAACCTCTTTCTAGTCATCTCACCTCTAACAGATGAGTTAGGCACTGGGATAGCATGTAGCTTACCGAAAGTTCTCGACGCGTTATCTACATTAATCCAATACTCTTTAAGTGTAATCTTATCATATCCAAAGAAATCAATAGCATTTAAGATTGCTTTATATGTTCCAATAAAAGGTTTAATGTTATTAAGCTCTAATAACATCTCTTTTCTCTTTTGGTTTAATAGTTGATAATCAGGGTGCATCTCAGAAATATCATGAGATTTAAATATCATAAAGTCTTCAGCCTCTAATGAAGCACCTAAGTTACCTAATAGTACTTTAAATCTTTCATCCTCAGCTTCAACTTCACCGTAAAATTCTATTCTTGCAACAACTGAATCCCCAGCTTTAATTTGTAAAATTCTCTTGTGGATACCAGCGTTTTCAGAGGATACTGCAATATTAATTTGAAAACCAACATTTAGGTTAGCATTAATAGTCTTTAAGTAATTAGCATCTTGTGAATCGACTGTCTCTGCTGGTCCAAACCCAAATGATTGGGTTCTAAGCTCTTTTACATAAGCTTTACCACCATCATATCGCATACCATACATGATAACATCTTTAGATTGGTCAGGTCTTAAGTTTTCCCAACTAAAATCTAATCCAGTAAGTGTATTATCTGGAGAAAGTGGTTTATTAATAACAGCATCGCCATTATACAAACACTCTTCCACAATAAATAGGTTTGCCGTTTCATACAGGTTCGTAGATACCTCAGGAAGATATACTTGTCCTTCCCATATACCGTCTGCGTCCTGAGCTAGTTGTAGCTCGTAATCCGTACCGTTAAAGAATCTTAAATTATTCCACATATTATCTAGTTCTTTCGTCGTCTTTTTCTACCGTAAAGTTACCAAAATTCTTTAAGGATCTAACCTGATCTAATAATGCTAAAAAATAATCATTAACAAATATAAGGAATTCTCTCATTGTCTGATTTCTTCTAATATGAGGAGAAACTTGTTTATCAATTAAACCATGTTTCTTGTAATCATACTTAACATTAACATTGTCATCTTTCCTATGTTTGGAAACCTTATACAATCGTTTACGTTTATATACTAATAGATCTTTAAATAGACTCATTATTTTATAGCTTTTCTATTTCCAGCCTGCACTCTAGTGTAAATAGTTCTAGGTACTGGTGTTGCATCAAAGTTAATTGAAAGTGCAGCTTCAGCATTCATTAATGCATCGTCAACAATTTCATCACCATCTCTATCTTGCCAACCACCTCTGAAAACAGCAACTTCTTCTTTATCCATAATAATATCTCCCCATTCATCTAGTCCAGCTACATCGTATGGGATAGCAGTTGTTTCATCAACATCTACAGTTTTAACTTCTTCTATTTGTTTAAAGAAAATATATTTTTGTTTACCATTACCTATGTCTTCTAAAACTACAGGCTCTTGTGGCACTACAGTTACAGTCTTAGACAAATAATACCCTAATCTTCTTGCAGTCTCTTCTGTCTCAGATATAAATCTTACATTAACTGCATCAATACCTTCAATAGTTTCTAATATGTAAACAATATCAGACTTAGGTAGTTTATCTCTTCTTGTAATATTAAGCATGTAATCACTTACAGCTCTTCTAACATTAACGAATATTTCTTGTTTTGTATGTCCTTCAAAATATCTAATATTAATATCCATAGAATATTTTCTAACTTGTGGTTTTACAAATACTACTTCAGTTGTAACCATTTGTTGGCCACTATCTTGAATAACTTGCGACATCTTATCATATTCATTCTGATCAAAGAACATCTCATTTACTGGAATCGAGAAATAATCTTGATCCGCTAATAACTTTCTTCTAGCATCTGGAATTGCAAAAATGTAAATCACATTATCATCATCTAAATACTGGTCCTCAGTCGTATTGTAAGCATCCACATACGAGAACATTCCATATCTAGATAGGAAATACTCATAATTATCTGGAGTCGCTAGAACGTATGATTTAGACGCTAAGGGTGCCATTAACTTAGTAAATTCAACAGACTCTTTATCAGCTCCCATCTTAGGAGATGAAGTTACTGTAAGTTCTAAGAATTCATTTAAATCAAATTCATCACCATTAGAATCAGAACCTTCTGCATCCCACTTAAGTATAATATCTTGTGCATCATCTAAGTTACCTTGGAAACCTGCATGCTTAATGTATTCAATCTCTATTGAATTACCAGCACTTGGTATTGCACCAAAGTTACCAGTTCCAAAATAAACATCAAGGCCACCAGAAATACCAGTCTTAAGAATATATGCTTTTTCGTTATTTAATAAGTCATACATTGAATCGTGTTTTGTCCACTTTTCACCGTTAACTGAAACGCTAACTTTAGAATGATCTGTTAAAGAACTTGTTTGTACATTATATGATTGCATTGGCTCTCCAGTTCCAGTAAACCTTTGAGATTCAAATTTACCCTGAACAATTGCGCATTTTATAGCGTACTTATTTGACTTTTCTAATCTAAATTTATCTTGTGAAGTTAATAGAGTATAAACTAATCCATTTAATTCACATTTTAATTCTGATCTTGCATCAACATTTAATCCAGTTCCTGCAATTTTACCAAGATCTGATCCAACTGCCCATTTAAATTCAATTTCACCAGTTGCAGCAAAACCTCTTGTAGCATCATGTCCTGTTAATCTTGATATACCATAAATAGATTCTGGTTGTTGCGCAGTGTATATGTTTTGTTCTACTAAAGAATCTTCTATATAGAACATAATTAATTCACCTAACTCAGCCATAACAGAAATAATCTGAGCAAATGGTGATGCTTCAGTAAATAGAGTATTCGCACGCTTGTAAACTCTTGCGATATATGTTCGAGCATCGGTCTTAATTTGATTAGCCGATGTTCTTAGTGTGCTTAAAAATTTTAATTCTGCCATTAGTTATTTATCTTAAATTTACTTTGATTTGGTACTCGTTGTTAACAGTAATGTCAATAAATGCCATATCCCTAGCAACACCCTTCATAAACTTAACGCTTACCGTGGTTTTGTACTTTCCTGATAGGGGAACGAAATTAGCCAATTGGCCCTGTATCTCGTTTTTAATTTGGAATTCATTTTGACCTAAACTATATACAATATCTTCTAAGTTACAACCAAATGATGGAGTACCTAAAACATCTCTCTTTCTTGTGAAAAGAACGGTTTCTATCTGAGTCAATAATTGTTCAATTTCACCTACGTTTTGAACAACTCCTGTCTGATAATTAGGGTCTCCTATGTATTTTATATAAAAATCCATTTATATATGTATTCTACTTTTTATGAGTGGAACATCCAGTCCACTCCTTCGTCTCCTTTTATCTCCTCAATAATTGACTCTAATTCGGTGTCTCCCATGTCTTTTATTGCGTCGTAGTCGAATTCTACATTACCTGGTAATGCAAACTTAAAAATACCAAGCTTAGCGCCTAGTGATTGCTTAATCTTAGCAGAACAATATCTAAAAAAGATTTCGTCATCAAATAGTGCACAATCCGGAATTGTTTCGTACACATCAAGTATCACATCTCCCTTCGGAGTGTCTCCCATAATCTTTAATTCTCCAGTCAGCCTAGCGTATTGAAAAGAAATAGGGTTTTCTAAAATCTGTCTAGCCATATCTGCTAAAGATTGATTCAATACGTAATATTCTAACTCAGCTGCAGATTCTGCTGCACCAGATCCGTCATACATTCCTCTGAATAACATCTTCTCTATTGCAAAGTCTCCACCGCTTTGGAATCTAACATCTAATCCACCACCTGTTGAATTCCAACCTGAGGATATATCATGTACTCCAAACACTGAAAATACTGAACCAGATCCGTCTGCATTAGCACCTGGTAAATTTAATGTTCTATTCTTTTTAAAATATTCACTACTAAATACAGCATTTGGTACATGGTAATAGTTTTCTAGTACAGAGTCTTCATAGTTCTTATAGAACCATTTCTTAGCTCTTTTAACTATATTAATTATTTCTCTTTGTGGTAAATTTACTGGCACCATACATGCTCCAGTTAGCTCATCACCAAGCTCTTGTAAAAATGCGTTTAAACAGTTGGTATTATTACTGGCGTTAAATCTTCCAGTATTTAAGTTATGTTCATTTGGTTGATCTTCTCCAAAATAACCGCTTCTAATTTCACTCATTTTATGATTTTATTTTTTTACTTACCACAACTTCAGTTTCATCTGAGAATCTAACATGAGGTCCAACCCCACCTTCTCTAAATATACCACCTTCCATTCTACCTTTAAAAATACCATCTCGTCCAAAAACAAAACAGTTTTTAACAGTTACGCTGCCATGTACAAAACAAGATTCTATTTTAGAATCTATGATTTGACACCCTTTATATATTTGTGATCTTAATATTTGTGCTCCATTTATTTCGCCGCCATATATTTCACTATTTTCTATATTACCTGATAGTTCACAATCTATAAATTCAAATCCATCTAGCAGATATGCTGTTTTAAATTTACCATCTTTAACTTGAACAGTAGAATAATCTGAATCATAGTTAATAATACCTTCTTCCATTGTGCCAGTTGATAACAATTCTAATACTTTATGTTTAAACCTATCCCACTGTACATTAATTACTGTAGGATTATCTTGTAAATCTACTAATATATCTATCTTAGGCCAATATTTATTTACGGCGGTATAGTCTCTTAGCATCTTCATTAAAGGTTCATTCTTTCTTAAAATACGCTGCAACTCTATTTTATTAGCAGAATTAAACTTTGGATCTCTACAAGACCTCCAAATAGCCATGATAAATCTATCTGCTAATGTTAGAATATCTTCTTGTCTATCTTCATAGTTTTTACCACCAATATACCTAAATTCTAAATAATTACTTTGAGCCTTTTCAAAGTTAATACCGTAATATTTAGTATTTGCAAATGTAAAGTTATCCTTATTAATTAAATCGGCATTATAGTAAAATGCTTCATGTTTAGGCATAATCCACTTAATAGATTTTGCGTAAGTAGAATTCTCTCTATCCGGGAAATACTTATATACTCGATCTTCATCAAACTCAAGTATGAATTTCAACACGTCCATGTGCTGAATCATATTTGAATCTTCTAGAAAATCAGGATTAAATGACATATTTAAGTGAATAGATGCACGATCTGATGTGTAGCCGTTTTCACGAATCCATCCTAACATTTTCACAATAACTAGCCTAGCGTTTCTATAAGGCATTGGACCAGTTACTAGTTCAATTAATCCTTTTCCACCTGACATGTCAGGTTCCATCTTAAACACATCTGCTGATGGTACAAAATCTGAATGAGCCTTTTCTTCTAATTGAATTTTTCTATCTAATAGTTTAGACACAGACTTTACAGTCTCTTCTAGTTCTAAATTAGAATAAAACTCAAATTCGATACCCATTTGGCTGGCAGCTAATACTTCTTGCCTTACTGAATTGCTTTTTAACTTTTGCATTAATTAAGAGTATGATATTACTTTTCAATATATATCAAACTCTGTGGCGATAGTTATTGGGGTAGTTTAAGAAATACCTTCATTGAGTCTTCATCGATCCTAGTAATTTGTACTTCGATCTCATCTCCAACTCTATAGGTATCTAATATATCACCTGGCAACTCACTAATATGTAGTAATCCTGTTACACCATCTTCGATGTTTACAAACACTCCATATTCTTTTTTGGTCTTGATTTTAGCCTTAACAACCGATGGTATTGAATACCTTGTAGAAATATTAATCCAAGGGTTTACTGTAGTAGTCTCCTTTTGAGTTAATGTAATCTTGTTGTTAGTAATAATATCTTTTACAAAGAAGTTAATTGGTTCGCCTGGTTTAATCTCCCTAGCTTTAAATTTAACTGAAGTTTCTTCATCAAGTTCATTTGTATGGATCATACCTGTTAAACATTTATTGAATTCAACAAATACTCCATATTTTGCTGTACCTGTTACTAAACCTGATTTAGGTTCATTAAGAGTTTCTTTTAATTCATTAATTGAAGTTGGTATTAGAGCTTGTAAATATTTTCTATGTGAAACCACTAATGTACCACGATCTGGTGAGAAACTTACTGGAACAACATATAATTCTTCTCCAACGATAGAACTAAAGTCTGATAATTTATTAATACCTGCAAGTGATCCTGGCATAAAGCAATCTACACCTTGTACCTTTACAATATAACCACCATTTTCAATCATGTTATTTACTGTACCGATCCAAGCAGTATTGCCTTCGTCGATTGCAGCTCTAAGATCCATGAATGTTTTATGTTTTACACCACCAGTAATAGTACCAGTTAATGTACCTTTAGTTTCTGTAATTAAAACTGCAGTTTCCGCTCCAGGTAGAAGTTGTCTAACCTCTTCAGATTCTTTATTAGCTTTAACATAAACTAATTCTCTATAGTTAATGTCTATTGTAATATATTCTTCGGTTACTCCATGTATTGTACCGTCGTGAATTTCACCTATAAACAATTGAGGTTTAATATTCACCATAGCACCTTTCATGATGTCATATAACTCTTGAGCATAAGGCTCTCGAGAGAATACTTGATCCCCGTCCTGTGTTTTAATATGTGGGTTTGGTTTTCGGGATGCTGTTACGCATGTTGCTTCGTAAGCTTCCCATTTGAATTCTCCTGCTTCATCATAAAATTCTGAAAAATCGTTACCGTCATCTTCTTTAGTTTTAGTAACTTCTTGTATTGGAGTTTCAGCTTGAGCTGTTTCTTGAACTAGTTCTACTGTGTTTGCCTCTTGGGCTGAAGTGTTTATTCTTCGTCTTTTTTTATCTGACATTTATTTTTTATTTAAAAGGTATTAACATATTATATATCTACTTAACCTTGCTTTTTATCCATGTGTGTTCTGG